GCCGGCAAGAGCACCCCCGCCAGCGGCCTGAGCCTCCCCCACGTCACCCTCACCCGGGCCGACGGCGACCAGCACCGCTTCCTGCAGGCCGACCGCGACAGCTACACCGGGGTCAAGGCGTACTACTACGAGATCAACAGCGCGGAGAAGAAGGAGGCCATCGCCGGCGGCGGCGACAACCTCAAGGAGCTGCGCCACAGCTACACCGACCAGGCCAGCGCCCTGCGCGCCGCCCGCGCCGAGTGGGGCCGGCTGCAGCGCGGCACCGCCACGCTCAGCTACATGCTGGCCAAGGGGCGCCCGGAGCTGACCCCCGACCAGACCTACAGCCTGCACGGCATCAAGGCGGAGATCGCGGCCATCGTCTGGCTGGGCGGCAACCTGCGCCACAGCTTCACGCCAGACAGCTACACCACCAGCCTGGAGCTGGAGTCCAAGCTGCCCGACGGCGATGACGTGGATCTGCTCGCCGATCACGACGGCGACTACACCGGCGTCGTGGCCTGGTACCGCGAGGAGAAAACGGGCGAGCAGAAGAAACTCACGGCCGGCGACCAGACCAAGCCCAAGCGCCTGACGCACCTCTACGCGAGCAAGGCCAATGCCCAGCGGGCAGTGGATCGGGAGTGGCAGAGGATGCAAGCGGAGTGATTGAATGGGACTCCAATCAAGGAGCAACGCCCATGACCGACAGCCGCAACCCTTATGCCGACTGGCCACGCCACGTTTACCTCTTTGTCTGCGTACGCGACGGAGGCGGAATAGTGCAGTCGGCCCACTCGGTAGCCGAGTTACACGGAATTTCCATAGATGAGTTGAAGGCGGAATGCCGCAGGGCCGGTGAGGAATTTATCGCCCAGGACGGACAGCTCGGTTTGCCAGAACAACGGGTCTACGACTGGGCGCGCAGCTGAGCAACTATCAATTCGCAGGCATAAAAAAGGGCGCCAATTGGCGCCCTCGGTTTTAGCCAATTGTTAGTGCAATCTTTGAACGCCAGCGGCGTCTTCCATTCGTTGAATGTAATCCACCTTGTCCTTCTGGCTGCGCAGGTTGAATATGAAGTCCGACCCCTCGCTCAGAAGATCAATAGCTTCGGATTTATCTTTTTCATCTGCCGCACTAGCCGAGTAAACCGCATAGCACTTTGTTTCTTTGCCAAGCTCTAGCTTTGCCTTTGCCATAACAAACGACTTGAGCCCGGCTTCTTTGAACTTAACCGACGCATCACGCGCACCAAGATCGATTGTTTCAGTGATGTGGTAAACACCATTCTTTAATGCGAAGTCAGCGCGCAAGCTGGACTTCTCGGAGATCGGGAACTTTTCGACGATACGGTGGTTGAAAATATCGTCTACAGAGTCACTGAACAGGTCGTGCTGGCGGAAGATGCTGCGTAGGTTAGTAATTATGCGTGCGCCGCGTTCTCTGGTGATGACCGGGCGAGGCGGGATCACCAACTCATTCATCAATAGGCTGATTTTTAAGTTCGCTTCTTCTCTAGTCGCAGCACTGAAACAACCCAAAGTGCTTAACTGATAAGAATCAGGCAATATTAATTTTAAAAATTCAAATCTACTTTCTATCTCTTGGCTCTCCGGCACGCTTTTACTGAATATCTTTTGCAGCATGGACTCGATATTCTTCAAATCGTTTCCGGAAATTGCGCCATCTACGGCGCGAATCTTTCTAATAGATTCGCATAGATTTACGACAATGGAGTCAGGCATAAACGCAACCAGACCAATATTAATGGTCTCATTGCGCTTACGGTCGGGCGTGAATTGTATAAGGCTGTATTTAATAATATTCATCACTTAAGCGCCCCCTTGATCGTCTCGCAGCGGATGGCCCGAGCATCACTCTTCCACCAGGCCACTGCTGTCGCCACATCAACACCGTGCTGCCACTCTTCCGGCATGGCGCCTACCGGACCGTCGATCCAGTCAGCTGGCAAGCCCTGAATCGCATTGAGCACCTTCTCTGCTGAAGCAAGATCGAAGCCATACAGTGTATCCAGAAACGTTCTCACCTGCCTTGTTTTGCTTTCCGGCGTGAGATACAGATCAAGCGCTGCCCCGTGAGCCAACCAGGCGAGGCTGTAATCGAAAGCCAGCATCACTACGCCCTCCAGGCTTGTCCTGAACAGCAGGTTTTTAAGATGCCTGTCGCTGTTGTTCACAAACATATCGAAAGCGTAGATGGCTGAAAGCCGCTCGCGCAGGTTAAGAATGCGCTTGTCCATTTCTCCGGACGCCAGTTCCATCACGCATTGGTCAGCATCCAGCGTTCCGCCCTCGATCCTTGATCCGAACCACATCCGACCATCCAGCCCGTGCAAAATTTCCATCGGTGGAGTGTGGATCCGGCAGGTGTTGGAAAGATGACCGCACAACCACTCGGTAGCCGGCACGAACTCCGCACCAGGAGCGACCTGCTTGAAGGCATAGTCGAGGCCATCGTCACACTTACAGAAACCGCCCGCGTGGAACGTCCCGGCTTTCTGCGGGTAGACGTTCTCGACGTTCAGCTTCACCAGGTTCTGTTGAATCAAGGGGTACTGCTCCCTGCTCTGCTCCGGCGACTTCTTACGCGATCAGCATTTCCATCATCCGAACAACGCGCGCTGCCAGTGGTCTTCGCCGACGATGGCGATAGGCGCACCGGCCTCCCGCAGCTCGACGGCCTTCATGATCTTGGTGCCGTAGGTGGCGTGCCGCCATTGGTCGTTGCCAACACTGCCAACGACCAGGTAATGGATTTTTTTGCTGACGCCACCGCCTATCACACCGCCGCCTTCGAGGATCAGCTCCTCACACGCCTTGCGCGGGCCATAGGCCATGGTGCCGGTGAATACGAAAGCCTTGTCCTGGAACACCAGCTCAGGGGCGGGAAGATTGAACGGCAAGTCCGTCGGCGCGGTGAAGGCCTGGGCGGTTTGCTCCGGCTTGCTGACATCAAGCCCGGCGAAGCTGTGCAGTAGATGCATCAGATCGGCCGATTCGTCGGCATCTAGCACGCCGTCCTGCAGCATGGCGCTGATGCGCCGGTAGAGCAGGTTGACTACGGGATCCTCAAGGTGGGCCAGGTTGCTTTCGATCCAGCCCTTGAGGAAGCGCGCCTCGTCAATGTTCACCACGCCATCCGCAACCACGCCGGCGGCGAGGCCCACCAGAGCATCGGCGCTGCGCCGGTCAATGCGGGCTTCGTTGAAGAAACGGCTGGAGGCGAATTCCAGATGCAGGTCGACCATTCAGAGCTCCTTTCAGACCAGGCGGGGTCTGCAGTTCCATTGAGAGTGGTTGGTGGGCTAGGGTTTGTCCGCCAGCGGTGACTTGCCGCTGGCGCTGGCGATAGAGGACGAGAGCAACAGAAAGGCATCCTGCTGTTGCTTGGGCATGTTCCGGAAGGCTTCAAGCAGCTGGGCTTCATGGTTGTCGAGGCCGGCCGCGGCCTGTTCAACACGCACGCCAGTAACCACATAAAGCACATCGACGCCCGTCTGAGCCACAGCAGCTAGGTACCTGCCATCAGGGCTCCCCGCACCTTTTTCGTAGTTGATCTGCGTCGTTTTGCCCACGCCGCCGATCGCACCGAGATCGGTCTGGCTGAGTTTCAGGCGCGACCGTTCTTCCTTCAGCCGCTCGCCAATGGTCATATTTTTGAACCTCAAGCATTGACAGGTTCAAATATCTGAACCAATATCCGCTTCACATCACACGAAATCACACGAATTTGAACTATGCCGAACGGATACCCCAGCGAGCAAGCGTGCAGCGATGCACGTGACCGCCTCAGCAAGCTCGGTTTGACCGCCAAGGAATGGGCCGAACAGAACGACATCAGCCCGTCCACAGTGTACGCCGTGCTCAACGGGCAGAAGAAATGCCTGCGTGGTGAAGCCCACCGCGCGGCCGTTCTGCTCGGCATCAAGGAAGGCGTAGTGACCGGCGACACGCCGCGTTATGGGCGCCGCAAGACTGACTTCGCAGTGATTCCAAAGTAATGGCAAACCCCAAGGCGAGAAACGAGAAGATGAAGCACGCGATCCTCGACAGCCGGCGCAAGGTGGTCAGCGCCATCATCGCCGCATACCCCGGCGGCCGTGACTGCGCCGCGGCCCGCCTGGGCCTGGAGCTCAAGAAGTTCGACAACCAGGCCTACGAGAGCGCCGGCCACCGCCCGCTGACCGACGAGCAGATCCATCTCCTGGAGCAGCAGACCGGTACCGCCTACCTGGCCGAGTACATCGCTGCCCAGTACGGCGGCGTGTTCGTCCCGCTACCGGCTGCCGAAGAGCTGGACAACATGGAGCTCTACCACCGCGCCGTCGACACCGCCAAGCGCCGCGGCCGTGTGGATCTGATCATTGCCAAGGCCCTAGAAGACGGAGCGATCGACGAAGGCGAAGCCAACGCCATCCTCGATGCGCACCGCCGCTATGTATCCGCCCGCCATGCGGAGATAGCTGCGGTCATCGTGCTGCACAGCTGCCACGCCGAAAAAAAATGAATGCTGGTCGGCCGCTGCCACGGCCGAGGGGGAAGGGATTTGAGCGTTTACAAGCTGGTATGCCCGGCATGCGGGGAGCGGATGCGCATTCGCAACTCCGAGGGGCAAACACCGACATTCCGCACCATCTACGGCCAGTGCATGAATCTGGCCTGCGGCTTGGTGCTCACGGGCTCGATGAGCTGGGACTACCAGATCAATACCTCGGGCATGGACAAGCCGAGGGTGGTGCTGCCGATTGCGCCATCCGTGGCGAAGATGCAGGCGTTGCGTGACAGCCGGCCTGCAAGCGATCAACCCGATCTGTTCGATCAGCCACTCAAGGAAGCACTCGCATGAACCGCGAACCCTCTGCCAAGGATTACCGCAGCAGCATGCAGGCCGCCGCCAAGGCCTACCTCCTGCGCCATCAGGATGAGCACCTTGCCGACGATGAGCGCCTATATGACCGCGCTTGCAGCTATTTGGTTCACGGCCTGGACGTTCCTGCGTTCATGGCGCCGCGGCTGGTCCATCTGGCGATGACCGAAA